GAGCGAAGAACGGATACCTGTTCTTAAACATGTTATACAAAGTTATGACACTGCTTACTCTAAAAAAGAAACAGCCGACTATTCTGCAATAACAACCTGGGGAATTTTTCAACCAGCTGAAGGTTATGAAGACTGTATAATTTTATTAGACGCTATAAAAGGAAGGTTCGATTTTCCTGATCTTAAAAATTTAGCAATAGAGCAATATCAATACTGGCAACCTGAAACAACTATTATTGAAGCTAAAGCCTCAGGACAACCATTAATACAAGAATTAAGAAGATCTGGTATTCCTGTTATAGATTATGTTCCCGCTAAAGGACGAGATAAATATACTAGAATAAACTCAGTTGCACCCATATTCGAATCACAAATGGTATATGCACCATTAGACGAAAAATTTGCACAAGAAGTTATAGAAGAAGTAGCTGCCTTTCCGCACGGTCAATTTGATGACTATGTTGACAGTATGACCCAAGCGGTGTTAAGGTTCAGAGAAGGCGGGTTTATTACAACTTATCAAGATGCAATAGACGAACCTAATTTTAAGATAGAAAAAGATTATAAATATTATGGATAAACTAGCTAAAAAAAGAATGATTGCTATCGCGAAAGATACAGTCAAAAATCCTGCGAAAGCTTTATTAGGAGGCCCTTCTTTATCTGAAGCAAAAAAAATTCTCAAAAAATTTGGTGTAAAGAAAAAAATGAGTGGCGGTATTATGAAAGCATCTTCAGGTAAGATGACTGAAGCAGATTTACAAAAAAAAGTAGATAGAGATGCTAAAATTAGCAAGACAAGAAAAGCAATCGAGAAAATAAAAAGGAAAGAGTTTAATGCAGATCCTTTTCAATCAGATCTCGCTGTAATGCAAAAGCAAAAACAGAAAAAATTAGCTCAACAACGGGCTATGGAGGCGCAAGGTATGTCTAAAGGTGGTATGTGTAGAGGTATGGGCGCAGCTATCAGAGGCGGAGATTTTAAAGGAGTAAAATAATGGCTAGAATGACTAATGTTCAAAGAGAGGCACAGGCTAGAAGAAGAAAAATGTTTAAAAATAGACCTGGAAGAAAAATAAAAAGTCCAAACGACCCTGCTCAAAGAGATTCTACAAAGTTTCAAAACCCACTTGATATGGAAAGAAAATTTGAAATGGAAAAAAGAAGAAGATTAAAAAATAAACTTGGAGATCCTGTGGAGGCACAAGGGATGCTAAGAGGCGGTGCTCCAAGGGGTGGTAAAAGAGGCTCAGGAAAAATTGCAAAGAAAATTGAACAAATTGGAAATATGAAAGTTAAAGACGCTTTATCAGGAGCGAATAAAGGTATTAGTTTATTAACTCCTGCAGGTATAGCTTCAACTATTGGCTCAAAATTAAAAAAAAAGAAAAAAGACCCAATGAAATCTGAATCACAAGGTGCATCAGACCGTCTTAGAAGAAGACCCCCTAAAAGACCAACACCAGAAGATTTACAAAAAAATATGAAACCATCAGAAGCACAACTATTATTAACTGGTGGCCAAGCTAAATTAGATAAGAACAAAAATAATAAAATAGATGCACAAGATTTTAAAATTCTTAGAGCTGAAAAAGCAAAAGGCAGAGGCATGGGTTTACAAGATGAAAAAATGAAACCAGGTAAAGTTACTAAAGCAGCGCTTGGAGTTTTAGCTGCAGGTATAAGTGCTAAGAAAAGAATGGATAAGAAAAAAATGGCACCAGTTGGAATAGGTGGTATTGGAGCTAGTATGGCTAAACTTGAAGCTATGAAAAAAATTTTAGGCAGAAAAATGGGTGGCAAAGTTATGAAAGCCAGAAGAGGAACTTTAATTAAACCAAAAGGCCCAGGTGTAATAAGACCAATGCCAAAAGATAGATATGGTAAACCATTAAAACCAAAACCTATTAAACCTAGAATAGAGAAAAAAATGGGCGGTGGTATGATGCAAAGACCTATGATGATGGCCAAAAAAGGTAAGATGGCTAAAAAAGGTAAAGCTTTAATTATCATGATTGGTATGAAGCCTAAGAAAAAAATGGGCGGTGGTTTAATGGAAGCAACTAAAAGACTAAAAGCTCAAGGTAAAATGGGTGGTGGCATGATGATGAAACCTAACATGATGAGAGCAAAAGGCGGTGTTTTAGTTAAAGTTAAAATGGGAAGAAACAAACCTACAAAGATGTTCTAAGACAGTCGTTGTTTGGTTTATAAGTCTGTGATAGATTAACCTATGGCTGTAGAAAAAGAAAAACCAGAAAATCAAGACGAAGAAATTCAAGTTGAGGAGGAGCAAAACACTCCTACAATCCCTGAAAATATAGAAATAGAGGGTGAAGAGCAAGTAGAGGAACCAATTACAGACGACTTTAGTGCAAACTTAGCTGAAGATTTAGACGAAAGAACAAGAAGAAGATTAGGTTTAGAGTTAATTTCAGAATATAGAAAAGATAAAGAATCTAGAAAAGATTGGGAAGAAGGTTACACAAAAGGTTTAGATTTACTGGGTGTAAAATACAACGAGCAAACAAGACCTTTCAAAGGAGCTTCAGGTGTCACCCATCCGTTGTTAAGTGAAAGTGCTACGACTTTTCAAGCCTCAGCTTACAAAGAATTATTACCAAGTGATGGTCCCGTAAGAACACAGATAGTAGGACTAAGAACACCCGCCACCGAACAACAAGCACAAAGAGTTAAAGATTACATGAACTATCTTCTCATGGAGAAGATGGAAGACTACACAACTGACATGGATCAAATGCTTTACTACTTACCATTATCAGGATCTACATTTAAAAAAGTTTACTTCGATGGTTTCTTACAAAGACCAGTTTCTAAATTTGTACCAGCTGAAGATTTAGTTGTGCCTTATTATGCATCAGATTTAAAAGATGCGGGCAGAATAACTCATGTAATAAAAATGAGTGAAAATGAAATGAACAAAAAAATGGCTGCAGGTTTTTATAGAGATATTGAATTACCTAAACCTAACGTTGAACAAAGTGGATTAGAGCAAAAAATTGACGAACTAGATGGAGTAAAACCAGGTTTCACAGATTATATACATACAGTTTTAGAAATGCATGTTGAACTAAATTTAGATGATTACGAAAATTTTGACAACAGAACTAAAAAAGCTATTAAAATTCCATACATAGTAACTATTGATGAAAGTTCAGGAGAAGTGTTATCGATTTATAGAAACTATAGAGTTGATGATCCTAATTACACTAGAATAGAATACTTTGTACATTACAAATTTTTACCAGGTTTAGGTTTTTATGGCTTTGGTTTAATACATACTATAGGTGGATTATCTAGAGCTGCCACTGTAGCCTTAAGACAACTCATTGATGCGGGCACTTTAAAAAATTTACCTGCAGGATTTAAGTCTAGAGGTATAAGAGTTAGAGATGATGACCAACCTATACAACCAGGAGAGTTTAGAGATGTAGATGCTCCAGGTGGAAATATAAGAGATCAATTTTTTAACTTACCTTTCTCTGAACCAAGTACAACCTTATTTAATTTACTTGGTTTTGTAGTGCAAGCGGGTCAAAAATTTGCTGCAATAACCGATACTGCAGTAGGTAATGACACGCAAAACAGGGCTGTGGGCACAACCATTGCTTTATTAGAACGAGGTTCTAGAGTGATGAGTGGTGTTCATAAGCGTTGTTACTACGCAATGCGTATGGAATTTAAAATTTTAGCAAGAATTTGTTCAGAATATCTTCCACCCGAGTATCCTTACGATGTTTTTGGAGGTCCACGACTAATTAAGTCTTTAGATTTTGACCCTAAGGTAGATATTTTACCAGTAGCTGACCCAAATATTATGTCTATGGCTCAAAGAGTTACATTAGCACAAACACAATTACAAATAGCACAATCTAATCCAGCTCTTCACGACATTTATGAAGCATATAGACGAGTTTATGAGGCTCTTGGAACAAAACAAATAGATACTTTACTAAAACCACCTAGAAGACAACCTGAACCAATGGATCCTGCTAAAGAAAATGCAAGAGCTTTACAAATGCAATTGCTAACTGCCTTTGAATTTCAAGATCATGATGCACATATCGCAGCGCACTCAGCATTTATGGAGTCTAGAATGGTTCAAATTAATCCTCAAGTGTATGCTTTATTACAATCTCACATTTCAGATCATATTTCTTTCAAAGCACAACAAGAAGTTAAGGAGCAAATGATGCAAGATCCAGCTTTGATGATTTTACAGCAAGAAAATCCTCAAGAATTTAAAATTAGATTTGATAATGCAGTAGCCACTGCAGCTGCAGAGATAACATCTAATTTAGTAATGGGCGAAATGCAGGCAAACATGAATAAACAAGATCCATTAATTAGAATTAAACAACAAGAAATAGATTTAAGAGCGATGGATTTACAAAGAAAGGCAAATGAAGCCAGAGAAAGACAAGAAGGAGAGAATTTCAGGCAACAAAATAATTTAGGTTTCGATTATGATAGATTAAGACAACAAAATGAACAATCTGATAAGCGTTTAGATATAGCTGAGCAAAAATTAGATATACAAAGGAATAAATAAGTGCCATTAAATAAAAAAGGTAAAGAAATAATGAAATCCATGAAAAAACAATATGGATCAAAAAAAGGTGAAGCTGTTTTCTATGCTTCAATGAATAAAGGGACGATAAAAGGTGTCGAAAAAAAATCGAGAAAAAAGAAAAGGTCTTAGTGGTGGAAAAAAATTTGGACCACCACCAAAAAGAGGGCCAAACCCACAAGGTATTAAAATTTCCACAAAGAAAAGAGTTACAACCAGATAATCAAGAAGCATATTTTGCAGGTATTATTGATGGTGAAGGTTGGATAAGCTATGAAAAAGCTTCCAAACCAGGTAGTGACTATAGAATTCCATGTATAGGCGTTGAGATGACGGACGAGGATGTGCTTAGAAAATTACATAGTTTTTTTTCAAGCGGGACTGTAATACCCATAAAAAAAAGAGCAACACATTACAAACAATCTTGGAGATGGAAAGCTAGAGGTAAGGCAGCAGTTGCAATTTTCTTCAAAATATATAATTATCTTAGTGGTAGAAGAAAAGAAAAAATTGATGAAGTGTTGAAACGATACTGTGAAGATGCTAACAATCGAGATAAATATAAAAAATTAGAAGGAGTATTAAAAAATGTGGTTAAGCGCACTTAAAGTTGCAGTACAAGCTGGTTCTAAAATATATCAGAACCGTCAAAAAGCTAAAATGGCAATGTCAGAAGCTCAATTACTACACGCTGAGCGACAAGCTCGGGGAGAAGAAGCGTACCAAGGAAAATTACTTGAAGCTAGACAAAACGACTATAAGGATGAATTTGTTCTCATAATTATTTCTGCGCCCATCGTGGTGTTAATGTGGGCTGTCATGTCAGACGATCCTGAAGCTATGGAAAAGGTAAAACTTTTCTTCGAATATTTCCAGTCGCTTCCTTCATGGTTCACAAACCTGTGGATTTTGGTTGTAGCGAGTATTTTTGGAATCAAGGGAACACAAATCTTTCGTAATGGAAAGAAATAAGTTGCTTTTGTTTTTGAGAATGTTAAAAAATTCTTATGATAGAAGGTGATTCAGAAGAATACGATTTATTTGAAAAATGGACAAAAGATTTTGATTGCCAAGGATATTATTCTTGTGAGATCGGAGTGAGAAAAGGTTATAGTTCTAAGATTGCAATGGACAATCTAAAAAATAATTTTATTCATGTTGGTGTGGATCCTTATGGTGATAGAGTCTATGAGCATTTCGATAAGGACAGTGGTATTAGACACAATGATGGAATATCTCCTACTTACCCAAACAGTATGAGAGATGAAATGCTTGAAGATTTTAAACCTTATTTAGACTCAGGTAAATTTCGTTTTCATAATATTACAGATACTGATTTTATGATGCATCGTGCTTATGAACAATCAAAGTTTGCTTTTGTAATGCTTGATGGACCACACACAACAAGAGATGTTTTAACTGAAGCTATTTGGTTTGCAAATAAAGCAGCACCAAGATGTAGAATAGTATTTGATGATTGGATTACATACAAAATGCCTTTGATAGTTGAAGCTTTACAAAATTTTGGATTTTATACAAAGGAGTCAGGAAAACTAAAACTACTTATGGAGAAAAATGGGGATTGATACGGCATCTAATGATGTAATTAAAAAATTAATTCATAGACGAAAAGAACGTCTAAAAGAAACTTTAGTTAGAGATGTTGACAATGTTAACGACCTTCACTATATTAGAGGACAGATCAAGTCACTTGATGACTTGCAGCAAGACATAATTGACTTGCTTAAAAAACAGGAGCAATAAAAAATGACAGAGTCCACGGATAAACCGAAACGGACTGAGAGCATTGAGAAAGCTTACAAAGACGAAGCAGAAGTCTCAAAAGTCTTAGACGAAAAAGCAATAGACAAATCACTATTAGATAGATTACCAACGCCTACGGGTTATAGAATGTTAATTCTTCCGTATTCAGGTCCTAAAAAGACTAAAGGTGGTTTATATTTAAGTGAACAAACTCAAGAAACTATCCAACTCACAACTGTGGTTGGCCTTGTGCTTAAACAGGGAAATCTTTGTTACAGAGACAAAGAAAAATTTCCTTTAGGTAAATGGTGCAAGGAAAAAGATTGGGTTATCTTCGGTAGATACGCAGGCTCTCGATTCAAAATAGACGGGGGAGAAGTGCGGATCTTAAACGATGATGAAATTATCGCTACCATATCTAATCCTGCCGATATTTTGCACCATTACTAGGAGGGTAAAATGGCAGAAGAAAAAAAATCTCAACAAGAGGTTGAGCTAGACACTGATGGTGTTAATGAGGAAACCATCAATGTTGATAAACCAATAGAACCTGATGAAGCTTTTTCTAAAAAAGAAAATGTTGATTTAGGTTACACAGATCCAATACGAGATAAACCAGTAGAGGAAGAACCTGAAGAAAAAAAGGAAGAGCCTAAAACTGAAGTTCAAGTAGAGGAAAAAGAAAAAAAAGAAGAAGATCCTAAACCTGCTAATTTGAAAGATAAACAATCAAATTATCAAAAAAGGATTAATGAGTTAGTCTTTCAAGCTAAGGAAGCAGAAAGAAGAGAAAAAGCTGCTTTGAATTATGCTAAAGGACTGAAAAAAAAGTATCAGGGCGTTGAGCAAAAACTTGATGAAACTGATAATAATTACCTAAAAGAAGTTCAAGCAAGAGTTACTTCTGAACAAGATAAGTTAAAACTTAATCTTAAAGAAGCACTTGAAGCTCAAGACTCTGAAAAGGTAGCAGAGATAAATACTCAACTAACAAAATTAGCTGTAAAGAATGAAAAAGCTTCAATTATGTTGGAAGAAAAAGAAGCTCTGAAAAAACAAGCACAACAAAACAAATCACAAGAAGATGTCATACCAGGTGAAAAACCTGTTAATATATCTAAAAAAGCACAGGATTGGGCCGTTGAAAACAAATGGTTTGGCACTGATGAAGTTATGACGAGTGCAGCCATGGCAATAGACACACAACTTAGAGCCCAGGGTATTGAATCAGACAGTGATGAGTATTATAATAACGTTAACAAACGAATGAGAGAGTATTTCCCTCAAAAGTTTGCCCAGGATACGGCTGAAAAAGAGCCTGAAGTTACAAAGCAACCCGTCCAAAATGTAGCCTCGGTAAGTCGTAGACAAGGAGGACGCAAATCTGTGAAACTCACCAAATCACAGGTAGTTATCGCTAAGAAATTAGGGGTGCCACTAGAGGAATACGCAAAATTCGT